TCAACTTCATTATTAGTTAGGGGCGAGCCTTTGCCCGACCTTGTAGTAATCGTAGACATTAGTAGCCCCTGCTAATTAAGATGCGCTAAGAGTTATGACCCAAGTAATAGCCATTGTATCGTTAGCGCCTTTGTTAACTACTGGGAAAGTAGTTCTGCAAAGCATAGTTCCAGAAGTAGCGGCGTTGAAGATACCCGCCTCTGTTACAGCGCCTGTACCTTCACCAGCCTCGAAAGACGATACGAAAGTAACAGTGTTCGCGCTAGCTACAGTGCTATCAAGTGGTTCCCGTGTGCCTAGCGCGGAACCTAGCCCAGTGTCCGAAGCCTGTGGAGCAGTGGTACTAGAACCAACTGCCATGTGACTCATAACAGTCGCAGTGGCGTTAGCCATACGTGAACATATAAAAGTAAGGCCCGCTGACACGATGAGGTTCTTTTCCTCACGTCGCTCTTTTACTTTGCCGTCTTTATCTAGCACAGTGATTACAAGATCACCTTTCAACTTTACTGACTCGTTAATCATATTACACCTCAAAAAATTCTGCTAAAGCCGACGTAGTCTTCCGCGAAATAGAAAAGATTATCTACATAATCCTGCCCATATAGTAAACCGGCGTCGGCCGCTGTAGCCAGCTCACTCTTGTTGATACCCGCCAATTTTACATCAGAATCAGAAGTATATCCATTGTCTGATACATCAGTAGCAAATAATACACTCGCTGTGTCACCTGCGTTAGCTACGTCTTGCTTGGACAGTGAAGCCCCAAACGTCAACTGCTCGCTCTGTAGTACTAGCTCGCTAAGGACTTTGCCATTATATAGGTCAGATAGGTCGCTAGTAACCGCCGTATCGAGTAGGTTTCTATAGTACCCCCACTGCGCTGTGAACGAGTCTGACACGTTCCCTAGGTCTACAGTGACCTTAGTGAAAGTCATTATCTGATCGTCGTCCAGTACCGCTTCCCCATCGAAGTCATCAGTAACTGTTAGCGAGTCATACAAGTTAGTAGCGACGTCAAACGTAACTGTATGCGCCTGAGCCACGACCTCACTTAATACCTTAGTAGGAACTATTGTAAGTATGTCGTTAGCCGCGCTAAACGCGGCGAAGTCCGCGTGGTCTCGCGTGTAGGCAGTTTGGAACTCTATGCTTTCTACGGCGGTAGCCGCCGAAGACTGCGCCGTGCCTAAACCAAAGAACTCTAAGTCAGTAGCTCCGCCCGCTTCGCTAAACGCTCTATCGAAATCCACCTGCCTGTCTAGAGAATCAGAGACATCCGAGGGGCTAATAAAGCCCTTAGCGGGGCTAACACTGATAAGTTCCGCCGCGTAACCTAAATCTTGTAAGTCCTTGTTCGTGGCTATCTGGGCGATACTATCATCACCCACCGCAGTATCTACTAGCGATCTTTTTATAGCTAAGTTATGCGCATCGACTAGTAGGGCGCTATCCGCTACTCCTTTGTTGACCAGTAGCGAAGTAAAATCCGCCGCGAACATGGCGTCAACAGCGTCATGCCTAAGTAAGAAAATACCTAGCTCAATGACTGTAGGGGTAATGTTAGTGTAGGACACCACAAACGAAGCGGCTAAACTACTGACGTCAAACGTAGCTGTGGTACTAGCTAGTTCATACGTAGCTTTTACATAGGAAACGTCATACGTAGCGTCAGTAATGGAAACGTCGAAAGACGCATCAGTGTTACTAACATCGAAGGAGGGGCGTACAGTTTTAAGATCAGCGTCCACTAGGTGCCACCGCCCTAGTCGAAGTCGTTACGTACTTTGAACTTAACTAAGTCATAGACAGTCTGTATGCCACCAGTAGAGAAGGTTATCTCAAGCTCACCCTCGTAAAGCCCGCTTTCGTCGAAAGAGTTACCAGTGAACGGGATTAAAACCGCGCCGCCTTCTGGGTCAGAAACAACCCCAGTTATAGTGGATACTAGCTCAGTGCTACCAATAAGCCGTACGCGTAGACGTACAGTAGCGCCGGTCAGGTCTATGTAAGCCCATGTATCTGAGTTGTTGGCGTCGTAGGTGACTCCGTCGGGACTAGCGCTAGAGTCTTTTAGGACAAAGCGCAGGTCAGGAAGAGTATCGCCTGTAACTAATTTTAAGGTGTCTAAATAGGCCATTATTTACCCCTAAACAGTGGGACTAACTCCAGTTAGTCCTTTAATCTCTACGCCAAGAGCATTGCCGAAAGCGCCATAGTGAGCCGCTGCGCGCTGCGCGTTACCGGCGTACTCACTGTCTTTGGTGTATGCCCTGTAGAGGACGTAATCCATCAAGATATTGCCATAGATGTCTGGCAAGTCGATGTTACCAGTTACGTCAGTGAAGTCAGAACCATCGGCAGGCTCAGCTACGTCGGTAGGGTAAGCTGAGTAGCTAATATCTAGGATGGTGGTTACCAGCGCAGGCGGGTAAACAAAGAAAACTTTGGGGTCACGAGGGTCGTAAGTGTAGTGAACCGCGCTGATACTGCCCGCCAAGTTATACCAGTTGGGTATCTGCGAGTCTAGTACCTCACGGGGTACTAATCTTATAGACGAGTTATTGCTGCCCACTGCGGAGTTCCTAATAACGTCTAATAGCTTCGCGCCATCTGCGGGCAGAGCTTGTTTCGCGCCAGCTACACATGTCTTAGCCGCGCTCTTAATAGACGCGTCTGGGCGGTACAAAATAGTCTCGCGCTGGCCGTCGTTAAGGTAGCGCACCAGCTCAGCTACTGGCCATCTTACCGATGTAGTATCTTGTAAGGTATCTACTACACGGCGGATAATTGATTGTGCTGAAAGTGCCATAGTTTACCTCACTAATGGTCTAGGTTTTACGCGCGCGCCTCCACGGATTCTTCCGTGGTAGCTTTCTATTTTACCCTGTGAGCACTTCTTTTCTGCTAGCATTCCCATGTTCGCAGCGAGAAGGTCGTTAGTAAACGGCATGTTAGGTATCCCGGCCAACTTAGAAACAGCCCCAGCTACAATGCCCTCGCTCCAGTAGTCGAACAAGTCGTTCTCTACGGTGCTAGCTAACATTGTGGGGGCGTAAGCCGCTGTAACTACTACAGAGTAAGCGTCGTCTGGTAGTGGGTAGAAGTTGAGCACTAGCTCAGAATCCACCCTAGTCGTGTAAAACCCAGTTGGCTTGCCTGTTATAACAGTATCGTACATAGGTACATCTTCTTCAAAGATGCCGTCTACCTCTTTGCCATCTACAGTGACGCTAATAACTCTAGAGACCCTAAGTTGATTATTCGGGGTCTCTAGGTCATATCCTCTAAGGCCTTTTACGGTCTTAAACGCATCTGAGGTCTGTCGCAGCGTAAGAGAAGAATCACAGAACTTTATAGCAGAGTCTAATATAGCCTGCCGAGCTAGAGGCTCGGAGCACCCTATTACATAGGGTAATACGCGTGGAAAAAAGCTGTCTATGCTAATCATGGCTCGACCTAAGTGCTATAACGTTTGTGCAATTCTACCAATTATACCTTGGTTTTACGAGCACTTGTTACTGATTTGTCCGCCACGGGTGCTACTTTGGGCTTCTCAGCTTTTTTAGCTTCTTTGGCTATGTTTACTTCTGACTGTAGCTTCACGCCAGCTTCAGTGGGCTCCCACTCGTTCTCTACGAGTCGGGCTACAATAATTATCGCGCCGTTGTGAGTTACGCGGCCTTTATTTGCTAAAATTTCACCACCCATCTCTGAGAGGAACTTTAAAACATCCATACTTTTTCTCCGACAATAAAAAAGGGGGCCGATTGGCCCCCTTAATTGTAACACTAACTTAGGTAGCAGAGCCAATCTGAGCTACTACCATTGCTTCTGGCTTAACCACTTTGCGGCCATATACTGCCAGTCCGCGAACGATGTCGCCGAAGTCAGTCTGGTTGCGCAATGGCTCAGTCTTATCAACAGTCATAGCGAAAGATACAGCAGCCTTAGTACCAGCGATCATAGTACGACGAGCTTTTGCGTCAGTAAGAGTAGCACCACCAGCGACAGGTGAAAGGCCAGCAACCAAAGCCTTACCAGCAGCGCCTTTAGGCAGCAGGTTAGAAACGTATACGTTGAAACGATCCAACATACCGATCTTACCAGTACGAACAACACTTGACTGGTCGCCAGTGAAGTAGGCCTGAGCAATATCAGACTGCATCAACAGGTGACGGTCGAATGGAGAGATGATCAAGAAACGGTCATCTTCAGGAACGTTCTGCTCGTCAAGTGCAGTAGACATACGCAGGATAGTTTTGAGGATGTTACCAGCAGTAGCTTGGTCGATAGGAGCAGTATCAGTTCCTAGGTCGTAAGCAGCTGAGATAGCACCGGCTAATGCACCTTCGTTAGCAGCAGCTGGGCCTTCGGTTACGAAAGAGTTAAAAAACACTTCGTTCTCGATAGAGATTTTCAACTGCTTGGCAGCGTCTTCAGTGAACATGTTCATTAAGTCCATGTCAGACTGATAAGCCAGTACGTCGTTTACCTGAACACCGAAGTACTTACCTTTGTTAACCTGCATGTCTTGGAAGCTCGGAGTAGGAACTTCGTAGGACAAGTTCTGGCCAACAGTGTAGTCAGAGATGCTGATAGAAGGAGCCAGACGGATACGTACGGTATCGCCTTGGTTCTTAAGCTCGCCTTCATAGTCAGTGTTAGTGACTTCAGAAAGGATGGTGTTTTGGTAAAACTTGGACAGCAGCTTGCCTGACCAAAGAGTTGGGATAAACGCACCGGAGTACGAAGGAGTAGTGTCAAACGCGCCACTACCTGTTACGGGATATACAATAGCCATGGTAGGCCTCCAAAAGATTAAGAGTTAGGTTATGCTGAAACACGACCATTCGTGAACGCAGCATCAATTTCAGCTTCAAGTTTGTTAGCTTCGTCGAACCTACCAGACCCATTCAATGTCGCGGCTTTCTTAAACATACGCTCAATTTGAGCGTTTGTATAGTTCTTGCCTGATTGCGACGTTGTAGTAGGACTAGCTGCGGTACGGCTTGGCTGAATCTGACGTTCAAGCTCTTGTGCTTGTTTTGGGTTCCCAGCGGGTGTTGGCTCTACTTGACTTGACCGGAACATGTCAACGTAGTGTGCTACACCTTCTGCGTCACCTGTGGCAAACGCTTGTTGCGCCACTGAACGGCGGGGGCCTCTTAACACTGGGTCTACTTCGTCTAACCACGCAACCCATTTAGGGTCATCGTTTAACTGATCGAAATCAGGGACTAGTCGATGCAAACGGTTCTGAAAAGAACTCTCCGCTACTTTGCTGTCAGTAGTACCGAGTAACTCACGCAACTCGTTATTCTCTGACTGCATTGCATCCAGTTTTAGCTGGAACTCAGCAGCAACTTCGCGCGCGACCTTACGCTGAACTTCAATAAGGTCTTCGCCAAAGTTTTTGACGTCATCATCTGTTACCAGTTTTTCAGCTTGCTTAGCTACTTGTTCTTTAGTTTTCAGAGATGCTTGTAGCTCTTCGAGCTGGGTGGACATATCTTTGACTTTAGAATGTAGCTGCGGAACCTCTTTATCGTACATACCCTGAAGGGTTTTGTACTTCTGCTTCCACACAGCAGCGTCTTCGTCTGGTTTTTTAGGCTGTTCTTCAAGCTCAGCAACTTCAGTTTCTGGAGTTTCTTCAACTACCGGCTGTGCTTCGGGTTCTTCTAGGGTTTCAACGACCTTTTCTACTGTATCAGTATCGGGTGCTTCGTCTGTAACCTCTGTCTCACCTTTCAGCTGCTTTTCTATTGCTTCAATCTCTTCCATCTGTTTTTGCACTTGCTTGGGTAAAGCCATAACAATCTCCTTTAAGCTCCAACTCTGTCTTTAGCTCCTATAACGGTGTGCCGCGGACGTAATGGTTTGCTAGGATTAAAAAAGCGTCTTATAGACGCGCTAACACCTCTTGCGATTTCTCAACCGCTTCGAGGAATTCTTTCAGGACACTAGCCTTGCCTTGAAGCCTATGTATCATTACCGGATCATCCGCTAAAACTAGCGAGTCTTTAACCTCGGATAGCTTAGCTTCAAAAAGCTCCAGTAAGGCGGCATTGTCTGCTACTTTGCAGTGGTAAAGCGCCTGTACGTGCTTCTTCTTAGGCTTGTGCCCTATAAACATACTCATTATATACTACTCCCTGATATGTCCGTCAAGCCCCGTTAGGTCTTGGAGACATAGTGTTTCCTTCTCTGCCGCCTACTTGCGAGCCATCTGGGAGCATATTCTTAGGTTGCATAGCTGGCCCTTGCTGCTGGCCTTGCTGCGCGGCCCCAGTAAGCATAGCCAACTGCTCTTGTAGCTGCGCGATAATCTGCGACTGCTGCTGTAGCTGGCTGGCTTTCTCACGATCAGGAACGATCCTGTCAGGGTTGGTATTAAGGTTGAGCGCCGCGTCACGTAGAAGTTCCGCTGCCCCATCCATACCCACAATCTGTTGCGCCATCGGGCTGTTAAGCACTAACTGCAAGAACTCGTTCTTGCGGATAGCTTCAGCTTCTTTAACTACCAAGCTGCTAGCACCGCGTGCACTAATGTTTAAGTCGCCCACCAAATCAGGATCATCTGCGTAGCGCAGGTTGTCGTGATAAAGGCGCTCAATGGCCGGTACTATGACGTTCTTGTCTATGTTATTGATTACCTGCTTAATGCCTTTACCGGCGTTAGAGATCATCATGGACAGCCCTGAGCTTGTTCTACCAGCCCCCGGAGTATGCCCGCCCGTCATGTACTTCGGAATCATTGTGTCTTCGTCAGCACGCTCTGAGAACTTCTCGAAAACCGCCATAAGCTCTTGTGCGTTGCTGTTAGGCTGGAAGAAGGATAGCGGGGGAGAGCCGTCGTTGTACTCTGAACTCTGGAACTGCCAAATCTTCCACGGGTGCATATCACTGATGTCTTCGCCAGAAGGTAACCGGCTAATGTTAACGCCGACCTGCGGGCCAGACGATATACCCATGTTGTTAGCTAGCGCGCGAGCAGTAGCGTTTACCATAGACTGTGAGTCACGGCATAGATCGCCTACGCCTTTGCCTGCTACAGAACCGGGCTTAGACTCATACGACGTTAAGTAGTATGGCTTACGGGCTAGTGGATCGTAGTTAAGTACCGCGCGGATTACTGTGCCGCCGATCAACCAAACTTCGCAGGGGTAGCTAAGGGACTGGTCTTCGATGTCTTCTTCTGGTACGCCCCACTCTACTAGCAGCTTGCCAGATATGCTATCCCACAACTGTAGCGCGTCTATAAGGTCTTCAGTGTTAGTAGCTTCGGTGGTATTCTTGCCTTCAGCAGTAGCGCGTGCGGAGTCAACCCACAACCACTCGTCTAGGCCACCTTGGTTGAAGTCGGCCAGTACGGTGCGGATTGCGTCGTTGTTATACCCCGGAACATCCAACAAACTTTGTAGGTTGTCAGAAGTCATGCGGTGGCGCTCGATTACGAAGCCATCGTTAACGTTCCACGCCCAAGGCGCCCAATAAAGGTTGAAGGGGTCTACACGCTCCCACTCGTTTCGAATTACTTCAGCGGGAACTAGTTTGTTATCTTCCCACTTCATTACCTTGCGGCGGCGCTTAACTGGCCCTTTCATCGCAGCGAATGGGAAGGTAACGATGTCTTCTATGAATTCATTGAACGCTTCGTACCAACCACCTTCGAGTAGTTGATCCTCCATCTTCCGCTCCATGCGGCGGACGCGTTTCTCGGATTCTTCTTTGCTAAGCTCCATCGCTTCGTCTTGCATCTTTCTAGCGATGTCTGCTAAGTCTTCTTCAGTCGGCATGGCCCCAGTGGACGCCATAGCCTGCATAAGCTCTTGGCTCAGCTTAGCTTCTAACCCTTGTGTAACTTCTGCTGGTAGTTCTGCCTCTGGGGAAGAATCCATAGACCAAGGCTTGTCGCTACCTGTGCCGAGTAAAGTGTCACGTAGCCAACTAGTCGCTGCACGACACTTGACCGACGTAAGCTGCACGAATATATCAGACCCGCCCTGAGACTCTATCTCAGCCTGAACTTGCGGATCGTAGTCGCCGTTTCGCTGGCGGACACACTGCAACATACGTTCTTCAAGATCGCTTCGGCCGTCTTTAGCCACTTCCCATCTTCTACGGACGTGTGCGGCTAGACCCTGAATATAGTCTTCTTGTTGTAGCTTATCATTGCGCTCTTTCGACTGACGTTCGAGGTCAGCGGCGCTAGCTACAGGTATTAGGGCCATGGCCATAATCTATTCCTATTTTTTAGCTTTCGGCTTTGCTTTCGGCTTAGGGGCAGCTTTCGGCTTAGGGGCAGCTTTTTTCTTGGCGGCAGCGGCTTTTAGCTTCGCGACCTGTGCAGCGGCTTGCTTTGCGCTATGTGGGTATGATGTAGATTGCATTAACTGTTCTCCGAAGGCGAATAGTGTGAATTGTATCAGTAACACATTTTTTATCAAGTATACACGTACTTCACTTTCTTTACTTCCCTTCTTTGCGTGGAAGCCACTGACCCACGAACTTGTAGGTCAATTATGCTGTCAGCGTACTGATTGGCATCGTGGATGTGCGAATACTCATTCTTGTCGGGTTTATCTTCTAATTCGCCGCTACGCTTCTTTTTGTAGCGATAACCGTGGCTGAAACCACGAAGTAGCATCTGGCAGCTCTTGTCGATCAGGTACATAGCCTCACCTTCAAGATGCTGCGATAATAGCCGCTCTACAGCTTGGATTCTGTACTCCGGCTTGTTTGATGGCGGCTTGACACACTTG